ATAGAAAAACTAAAATAAGGGTGGTTGGTAGGGAGAAGGAAGGTGTATGAGTACATTTTAATATCAATCAATAAAATTTTAAATAACAAACAAATATGTATATCAATAAAGATATAAATGACAATTTAGACAGTTTACTACCTGCTAGTACATTGAAATTTGGACTTAATCAAGGTGTGAAAATTGTAAAAATTGAATATGGTTCTACAGCAAATTCTGAGAATATAAATATTCAATTTGAAAAAGAAGGTGTAACAACTTATGGTTCTATATACAAAGAAACAGGTAATATGAAGCCTGAGAATGTATTAGCTACAGTTAAACATCTTATGAGAGCTTTTGCTTCTGATGAGCAAGTAGAAGCTGCTTTAGGAGAGCAAATAGCTTCATTTAAAGAATTAGCAGAAAAAGCTATTGGACTTATATCTCCAAAAATAGGAACTACATTAGTAGATTTATTTTTAGAATACGGTTTATTGAAAGAAGGAAAAACTTCTGCTTTTCTACAAATGCCTACTGTTAGATTTAATGGTAAATTTATTTGTCCTGCTACAACAATGGATTTTACAGAAGAAACTACTTGGTCTGATGATACAGGTAAAACTTGTAAAGGTCTTAGATATGTATCAGGAACTACTATTCACCCTTTTGTAAGATATGAAAAGTATATGCAATCTGAAGCTACTAATAACAAAAAAGTAGATGGTGGCAATAACACTCCTGCTACAGGAAATGCTCTTCAAAATACAAATACTGAAGCTAAAAAATCAACTTGGTAAAATGTAGCTAAATGTATAACTCTAAAGCTGACAATAGATATGTAACAATGGAGGAAATTCTTTCTCAATTAACTCAAGAACAAATATTTTTATTAGTTTTTGATGATATTAAAGAGTTTGGATATACTACTTCTCCATTTAGAGATGATAATAATCCTGGTTGTTGGTTTGAAAGATATAACAATAAATTATATTTTATTGATTTTGGTAGTGGTACTAGAAATAGTATTGATTGTTTTGAAGCTATTAAGATTTTTTATAATCTAAATAACCTAAGAGAAGTCTTATTGTTTTTAGATGATAATATAGATGGAATTAGAGAGAAAACAAAAGAATATACTGCTAAAGCTAAAATAGAGGAGAAACAAAAAGCTGATAAGATTATAAATATAAAGACTAGAGATTATTACGATATAGACAGAAAATATTGGGAGAAATATGAAATTTCTAAACAAAATCTAATTGATGATAAAGTCTTTGCAATATCTCATTTACAATTTATAATTAATAAAGAGCAAAAATGTTCTGAAGTGTATGATGTATGTTATGCTTTTACTGATTTTGAAAATCAACATAAGAAAATATATTGCCCTTCTATTTACCCCTTTAATCTTCCATGACAACATATCTGTAATATGCTTTGGGTATGGAGGTTCAACATTAAGGCACTGCATAGCCCATGTCTTTCTTCTCTTTAAATCGGGAATACCCTGACCAGGAGATCCTAAGTCATACATCAATATTAAATATCTCAAAACAAGATCTGGATCTAACTGTTTAGGTAGATCATTTGCCGAGAATATTATAGAGAATTTAGACAGATCAGAAAACTCAAATAATACAGGCTGATCCATAGGTATCTTATGGATCGGATATTTTAATTTCTCAAACTCTGTACTATCGAATTTCATAAGCCATCACCTCATTGTGTCTAATTAAAAAATATCTCTCCTTAAGCTTCTTGTTTAAATGAGCTTCTAGTGGAACGCCACGATCTTTTTTCACCTTAACGTACCAACCCTCTTGAGGAATAGCGTCTGTCCCGAAGGTAAGCTCTTTCAATGGGCTTGGTCCACCTACCTTTATTATTTTCCATACATCTTTCTCAAATGAATCCTCCTCTTCTTTTTGAAGCGTGATAATATACTCACTTTTTTTCTTCTCTTCTATTGCTGGAAGAACTAGAGAGAATCCGTCAGGAACAATAATTTCTCCATCACGAATTGTAAGATAAACAAACTCTGGATTGATAAGGTGAACCTTGGCATCTCCATCAAAAATAATTCTATTGGAAACTCCGTATACTCCACACACTTCACGTATCTCATTGTACTTAATAAATACGCTATCTCCCTTTTTCCAGGTTAAATAATCCGAGTGTACTGTGCAATCAATATTTGTCCAATACTCTGCGTCTTGACCATTTTGATGAAGCGACATGTGTATTCTAACATCCCCAACATTTAAACCCGTAACTAAATGATTTCCATCATTTAAAATAACAGGTAAATAATTCAAATACTTCATATAATGTTTTTTTCGTGTGTGAAATTGAAATACTTTTGTATAGGACTGTTCTAGTCCTATAGTGTGTGTTTTTTATTTGTGTGCAGAAAGTGGGGACAACGGTCCCCATTTTTTGTTAGTGATCTCTTACTTGTGTAAACGTAGGGAGCAACAATATTGCCTCTCTACCATTATCTGTCTCATAGGCAGTATCAAATGACAGAATGTACCCACCAATCGGTTTAGGAGGTCTTCCCTTTTCAATGTGATATCCAAAGTCACCTACTCCATATTCTTCTTTGTATGCCGCTGTTCTGATGTGATGAACGTACTTATGTTTAATAAAGTAACCTCTCTTTGAGTGGTGTTCCAAAGACTCTTGTCCATCTATAACATGATACAGCTCGTGAACGTGTCCCATCCAAATACAGTCAGCTCCAGCAATCATAACACCCATGCGATTGTTCTGAATTACTCCTTTTGTTACAGCTCCACCTCCACCAGTACCGTGATAATATTTCACATTAAAGGCAAATGTAGCATGCTTCTTATGTTGCACCTGTAACTTCCACCAACCACCATATCCACCAACATGAACACTTGATTTATTCTTGTAGTTTAACAAGTCAATAAATCTTTGGAGAGGATCTGTTTCTGTGTTTTTAACAATAGCGGTCTCGTGGTTTCCGTATCCAATCCATAAAATATGATCTGCGTATGGAGACCACCAGTCAACGGCATCTTCAATTACAACATCAATATAATTATGATGATTATGTTCTGGACGAATATCTTTCTTATTTCTCCGAGGATCCCACTTCCCTTGCATAAAACAGAAAAAGTCCCCGTTGATAACGATCTTAATTCCGTTCTTAACAGCGTCATCAAGATGAGTTTTTAATACATCTCTTTTGCATTTAGGGTTGTCCCAATGAACATCGGAAATCATAAGAAATTTATCCGTTGTATCACACTCTGTGACTAGGATATTTTTACCGTACTTAGTAGTTTGCATTATTATAAGCTTCGTTTGATTTTAAAAGTGTGAATGTTTCAACAAAAGTTTTATATGGACAGTCTATTATAAGAGGTTCTTCCGAACCCAATAGATATATTAATGTTCGTGATCCAACTGATGCTGTACCATCATTTCTAAATTCAACATCGGCTTGTATTGCAGATACTTTTGTAACGTCAAAAATAATAGGAACAAAGTCAGTATATAACCCTTGTCCAGGATTACTTTCAATCTCTTCTTCGCTATTCCATACTACGCAATATGTACTGCAAAGAACTGGCAATGGAGTTAAATCCTCCTCTTTTTTCTTTTTGGATTTGAAGAACATAGATTTTATTTTATCCAAAAATACAAAAATCCCCCTAAACAAGGGGGACTTTCTTTTAACATTAGAATGGGAGGTCTCCGTCTTCTTTTGTCTCGGTTGTGGTCTGAGGGGCGTTTTCTTGTGTTGTTGTTTCATTTGTGTTTGATTTAGGTTCTCCCTCAATCTTCCATGCCTGAAGAGAATTATATACTCTTCCGTTATACTCTCTGCCTTTTAGATTGAAGTGAACATCAACCTCATCTCCTGCCGTAAATGGATCGATAATGAGCGTGTTGTTGTTTACAAGTTGAAACTCAATCAACTCCGGGTACTTACCCTCAATCTCAACAACAAATGTTCTGATTGCAAATTTGGCACTCTTCTGTTCGGTGTTGCCTACCGATTTGATTTTTCCTTTAATATTCATTTTATGTAATTTTGTTTTGCAAATTTAACAATAAAGTTTGTAATGTAAAGGAATGGTTTTAATAGTTTTCAACAAGAGTAGGTTAACTTGTTATTAAAATTTATTTGGAATATTTGTAAGAATGTCATTACATTTGCAAAAGTAAAAACACACATAATAAAAAAACCATGTTGAATATTGACAAAAACATTCCGATCCCAGATAGCAGTGGAAGAGGCCGCAAGACAGAATACATCTTGCCTGAATTAGAAGTAGGTGATTCTTTCTTCGTTAAAGGAGAGACTTCAAAGTACCTAGCTAAATTGTTCTACCAAAAGAAGAAAAGAAACTACGAGCTAACCGCAAGAACTATGGATGGCGGTGTTCGTATTTGGAGAGCAGCGTAATTTTTATTATCTTTGTTTACGATTCGAGTCGCAGCGGATCAAAAAACATAAAAATATTAGCCCTGTTGAATAGGTGAGACTGCGACCTCCCTGTTCTTCGGGGCATTTTTTTTCACATTATGAATACAACAACAATAGTTAGAGCCATCGGCAAACACGAACTTCTTATTTACAATGAAGAAAGTCAAATATATGTACCAAATGGGAGGTTGTGTTTTACAGACAAAGAAGTTGATGAAATCATTGAAATATTAATAAGAACAAAGCAACTTTATTTGAAGTATAAAAAATCTATAGAACAGCACGAAAAAGAAATAAAAAAAGAAGCTGATAGAGAATTAGATATTGCTACTTACAACTTAATGAATAAAAAGAAAAAAAGTAGAACTACTAATTTATATGTAATGATAGACCATCATACTGGTCATTATAAAATTGGAAGAAGTGATAGCCCTACAAAAAGAGAGGCTACTTTACTTAGTCAAAAATCATCAATAGAACTATTATTTTTTTTCCCAGGAACAACAAATCAAGAGAAGATGTTACATGAAATTTTCAAAGATAAATGGGTTAGAGGTGAATGGTTTGATTTAACAAATAACGATTTAATGTTATTAAAAAAAATAGGAGGTTTATTATGAGTTTACATTCATTTGAAGTTAATCATGCCAAGGAGTATGGTTTAGCAGAAGCAGTATTAATCAAGAACTTTAAGTTTTGGATTGAACACAACATTGATCAGAAATATAATTTTAAGGACGGAAGAACTTGGACTTATATCTCATTAAAAGAACTTGCCAAGAACTTTGAATACCTTTCAGAGAAACAGGTGAGAACTGCTATTGATCATTTAGTTGCCGATGGTGTATTAATGAAAGGAAACTACAATAAACTTGCTATTGACAAGACTTTATGGTATGCCTTTGTTGATGAAAAGAAGTTCATTAAACCATATGACGTGACGGAAAACCCATCTGCCCACCTGGGCAATCGAGCAGCCCCTGAGGTCAAAGCAATACCAGATACACTAAACATATACAGTAATACAGATATAAATAATATATATACGGCAAAAAAAGAAAAGAAAGAAAAAAAGGTTTTTGTGCCGCCTACTGAAGAAGAAGTAAAGGCATTCTTCAAAGAGAATAAATATACTGAGGAAGTTGCAATAAAAGCTTTTCATCACTACGCAGGAAATGATTGGTGTGATACCTACGGCAACAAAGTCTTAAACTGGAAGAGCAAGATGAGGAACAATTGGTTTAAGGATCAATACAAGATTCAGGAGGGGAAGATTAAGGTGAGAGATATGTGGGGAGGAATGCATTTAAAAACAAGAGAAGAAATAAGTAAAGCAGAACCTGGATTTTTTAAAGAAATATGAGCAACTACCAAAAAATAACAGCACTAGGAATTAAGTGCAAGGACATCTCAGGACAACAGAAGGTTAACTGCCCATTCTGTGTCGAAGGGAGATCAAACAAGAAGGACAAGAGCCTTTCCGTTAACGTGGAGATGGGAGTGTACAAGTGCCACTACCCATCATGCTCTGCCTCAGATGGCAAGAGTGTAAATGTTAATGAGAGAAAAGTGGAATACGTAAGACCTGTCTCTCGATTACAGAAGGTAAGTGATAAGGTTGTATCTTGGTTTGAGTCAAGAGGCATATCTAATAACACTCTGCTCCAATTCAAAGTTACAGAGGAGGAGCAGTTCTTCCCTCAAGCTCAGAAGAAACGAAATGCTATCTGCTTTAATTACTATAAAAACGATCTTTTAGTCAATGTAAAGTACCGTGATGCAGAGAAGAATTTCAGAATGGTTTCTGGAGCGGAATTGATCATGTACAACCTGAACTCATTAGAGGGCTATAAATGGTGTGTAATCGTTGAAGGTGAAATGGACTGCCTCTCGATGCACGAAAGTGGAATCTACCCTGTCGTAAGCGTCCCAAATGGAGCCTCTAAAGGTAATCAGAATCTTAAATACTTGGATAACTGTATTGATGAGTTTGCTGACAAGGATAAAATCATCATTTTTACTGATAATGATTCAGCAGGACTTTCTCTACGCGATGAGTTGACAAGGAGACTTGGAAGAGAGAGAATATGGTATGTAAATTCAATTGATGGCTGTAAGGATGCTAATGAGATACTTCTCACTTACGGACCTGAGATGTTACAAAAGGTAATTGCTGAGGCTTATCAAATACCTATTGAAGGAATTGAAAAGGTAAATGACGTTAGAGATAAGATCAATGATATATACTTAAACGGTTTCCCAACAGGTCTTAAGGCAGGTTATCCGATGCTAGATGAGCATATCTCATTTAGAGGATCTGAGTTTACAATAATCACAGGTACACCTAACGCAGGTAAATCAACATTCCTAAGTAATATCATTGTTCGCCTTGCCGCTAAACACTCATGGAAGATAGCGATGTTCTCTCCAGAAAAACAACCGACAGAGATTTTATTTACAGAGCTAGCAGAACTATTCATAGGTAAGTCCTTCTTCTCCTACAATCCGATAAACAAGATGACCGAGAAGGAGGTTGATGTTGCCCGTGAATTTGTAGAGGATATGTTCTTCTTCATGAAGATTGATGAGATGGATGTAACTATTGACGGTATCCTCGACAAAGCAGCAGAACTTGTAAAGAGAAATGGAATCAATTGTCTCGTAATAGATCCTTGGAACTATGTAGAACACCAAGTGCCGAAAGGTATGAGCGAGACACAATATATATCAGAGGCATTAACAAAAGTAAAAAGATTTAAAGATCGTTATGGAGTACACGTTTTCCTTGTCGCACACCCGACAAAAATTAGAAAAGAGAATGGAGCCTATGTTGTCCCTACTCTCTACGACATCGCAGGTTGTCATGATGAGATAACAGAAGTTTTAACTAATCAGGGATGGAAAAGACACGTTGATTTAGATGGTACTGAAGAAGTTGCTTGCTTTGATTTAGAGTCAGAAACACTTGAATATCAAAAGCCTTCAGTATATCACAAATATCCGTACAAAGGTGATATGTATCATTTTGAAGGAAAGTCCATGGACATAATGGTTTCTCCTAACCACAGAATGATTGTTGGAAAGCATTGGAAAAACAAGTCAAGCCGCAAACCATCAAAATATAGCTCAAGTAAGTGGAACTTTATTTACGCTGAAGATGTATCAAAGTCTCCTTTATTAACCCCTAAGAGTGCCAAGTTAAGGGAGTCGGAATATTTATCTATAAAAGACTTTGGAAATGGGGAAAGTTATGATAATGATAAGCTAGCATATTTACTAGGTTGGTATTTATCAGAAGGTAGTATTTCTCATAATAGCATTAGTATATGCCAAGCACTCGAAAGCTGCAACAACTTAAAAAAATCTTTTTCTGATTTGGGATTAAATGTCAAAGAGAGAGAGTGTAATGGCAAGCCGGGAGAAAAAATAATGTATTCATTTAGAGTGTATGCTAAGTCTCATCCAAAATTAGTTAAGTGGATTATTGATAATTTTGGCAATGGAACAGCTGATAAGAAAATTCCTGTTGATTTTTTAAACACATTAAGCGAAAAAGGTAAGAGTTTATTATTAAAATCTTTAATAGAGGGAGACGGAAGTGAATCTAAAAATGGATACAAATATCACACGGGATCAAAACAATTAGCTGATGATGTATCTAGACTATGCATTGAACTTGGTTATAAAGTTACAACTTCATGTTACGGCCCTAGAAAAGAAGGTTATTTAAATGAATATGTGGTTTTTATAACCAAAGGATCAAACACACAATGGCTAATGCCTGTAAATCATAAAAAATCTTACTATGAAGGAAATATATACTGCCTTACAGTACCTACTGGGGCTTATGTTACACGGAGAAATGGAAAAGTTGCAATCACGGGCAATTCAGCACATTTCTTCAACAAATGTGACAATGGTTTTGTGGTCTATCGAGATTACGCAACTGGAGAAACACAGGTCCACATTCAGAAAATCAGGTGGTCTTTTGTGGGAAGAGT